GGCCTTGCGATGACCCTTACCGCGTGTCAGAAGGATGAAGGGCTCGTTTCCGACGTAGCAACGACATCCTCGTTTACGGTAACGATTCCGCAGAGCGGAGTACAAACCCGTGCCGTGACCGATGCTTTCAGCACCGGCACCTCGGTCAACCGCTGTATTCTGGAAATCTACCACGGCGACAAGTTGTACGATCGCATCGAAAAGGGCGTGAGCGGCAAGACGGTTACGTTCGATAACCTGCGGCTCGTATCGTCGCAAACCTACGACTTCGTCTTCTGGGCCGACTGCGCCGAGGGCAGCGAAGGCAACTTTACGGACAAGGTCTACAATACGGCGAATTTGAAGTCGATCACGGAAATCGGGCCGTTCGTGGGCAACAGCGACGAGCGCGACGCGTTTTTCGCCAAAGAGAGTTTCAAAGTTACCGGTTCTTTCACGAAACCGGTAACCCTGAAGCGTCCTTTCGGTCTGCTGGTGGTAAAGACCAACGACCTGAACGAAATCAAAGACGAGGCGCTGAAGCCCACGGGCTACAGTGTCGCTTTCAAGGGACTGCCCACGACGTTCAACGCCCTGACGGGCGAAGTGAGCGGATCGGCCGACGTGACCTATACGGCAGGTGAGTTGGCCAAGGCCGACGGTACGATCTCGATGGACTTCCTCTGGGCCACGGAATCCGAGGCCGCGCTTTCCGACTTCACGATGACGTTCCTCAATAACGGAACGGCGATCTGCACGAACGACGCTTTCACCAACATTCCCATCCGACGCAACTACCGCACCAATGTGTCGGGCAACCTGCTGACCAAGAAAGGCTCGATCAGCGTGACGATCGATCCGAATTTCGATGCAAACAGTCCCATTGATAAAGTGATTGCGGAAGTAGAAAGCGTCAGTGAGGTAGCTCAGGCAATCGAAAACGGCGCTACGGATATTACCGTAACGACCGCTCCAACGACTGCGGCGACCATCGAGATTCCGCACACCCTGACTGCCGAGCAGGCTGCCAAGGAGATCTCCATTACGCTGCCTGAGACCGACCAGCAGGTGACTCTCGCCTACACCACCGAACAGAACGGCCAGGCTCCCGAGGCCGTCAATATTACAGTGCCCACTACGAATAAACTTATCATCAATCTTCCGGAATCGACTGTCACGCTGAACGGCACGAGCTATACCGCTGTCGAAGCCACAACTGCCGGCAACACCCTGATTGTCCCCGAGGGCGTTACCGTAGGAAAACTGAACGTGGTGAAAGGCAATGTGGAGATCTACGGTACGGTTACGGAAATTACATTCGGGAAAGGAGCCGGTACTGTTACGACTTATGCTACAGGCGATGTCGCTACGCTGAAAAAAGCGATCGAGCTGATTGCCCAAGGCAAGTGTGCCCGAATCGTGCTGACGGCCGATATCGACCTTAAAGGCTCTGCCGATAACCCTTGGACTCCGATCGATACGGAAGGCAAAGGCTTCGTGGAATTCGACGGCGCCGGCCATACGATCAAGAACCTCTACGTTGACAACGCCACAGGTCAACCTAATGGTAAAGGCACTTACTACGGAGGTTTCTTCTATGTGCTTCAGGGCAACGTGAAAGACCTCACGATCGACGGCGCCGAAGTGACCTGCTATCGCGGCGGTACATTGGTCGGCCGCATGGACTACGGTACGGTGGAAAACTGCCATATGAAGAATACGGCCATTAAGAGCGTTCAGAAAATCGGCGGCCTGATCGGTTTCGTCAGCACAAGCTCGAAAGATGTCACGGTCCGCAACTGCTCGGTAACCGCTTGCTCTATCGACGTATTTAATCCCGAAACGTTCACCTACTGTTCGCAAGCTGCCGGCCTTATCGGTTATTTCCAGACTTTCGAGCGCAACGTGCTTATTGAGGGCTGCTCGGTCAGCGGCATTACTCTCAACAATACTTACAAAGGTCAGGATGCGGATTCCTATAGCGACGGCGATTTGTTCTATGCTATGGAGCAAAGTTTCTCCCACGCATTTATCGGCAATATGGTAAATGTGTCGAAAAAAGCCGACACTTACGACAAGTACACCGTGGAACTCCGCAACAACAAGGTGGATAAACAGGCAGACGGAGTAGCAACCGGCTATTTCACCGATGAATATATGGGCTGGCGGGCTTCCAATTTCACTGCCGGATACATAAGCACGGCTAAATTGATCGTGGATGGCGTTGTTAAGGATCGCTGGACCGAATTGAAACGCTTCGTTGCCCTCTTAAAAGACGGTGGTAACGTCAATGTATGGTATCATTATGATTTGACGAAAATTCCGGAAACGAGTGGCGAGATTCCAATCGAGAAACCTACCGTCATCGACTTTAAAAGAGCTGTTACTCTGACTGTCGGCAAACAACAGATCGTCAACAAGAAAGAGCTTACCGTCAAAGGTATTGGAAAGATGACTGCCAGCGATTATATTTTCATGAACGAACAGGGAGCTACACTGACTGTCGAAGGAGGAACTTTCACCGCTACGAAAGCTACGGACGCCAACGGTGTCGTCATTTATAACCAAGGTATCTGCAACATCAAGAACGGAACGTTCGACGGTCCCGGCTTTACGCTGATGAATACCGGCAGCGCCGATATGACCATCGAGAACGGTAACGTCATTAACCGGAACTCTCCGACGGGTTATGCGCTGATGGCAGCTGGCGGTGGTACCAAGCTGACTGTCAAGGGGGGTCGGATCGAAGCCATCCAGTCAATCGGAGGAGCCAACGTGACGATATCCGGCGGTACGATTCTGAACGACTGCAAATATTACGCACTCTACAATCAAAATGGTAAGACCACGATTACAGGCGGGTATTTCTCCGGTTACCCGGGCATGAAAGACGTGTATATCGCCGATGGTACGGTAGCAATTCAGGGCGGTTATTTCGAGGATAACCAGACTGCCGCAGCCGACGGATACGTTTATAAGGACAATGTACAGACAGTAGACGGCATCACCTACAACTACGAGGTGGTGGCTCAATAACACTTTCAATCCGCAGGAGCCTGACCGCTCCTGCGGGTACAAAGGCAAAGACGAAGCAAGTTCTTTTAATAACATTTTTTTACAAACCGCTGAGTTACAACTTCTTCGGGACCTCCTCCGAGGGGGGGGGTAATTCCTTAAAAACCAATTAGTTATGAGAAAATTATTCCTATTGGCGGTGGGCCTTGCGATGACCCTTACCGCGTGTCAGAAGGATGAAGGGCTCGTTTCCGACGGAGCCACCTCCCAGACCATTACCGTTACCATCCCGCAAGGGATGCAGACCCGTGCCACGGCGGCAGACTTCGGCAACGGGGCGAAAATCGACCGTTGCCTGCTCCAGATCTACCATTCGGGGACGACTCCGGCGAAGTATGGCGAACAACAGTCCGCCACCGTGCAGAAAGGCGCCGATGGTAAACTGACCGCAACATTCAACCTACGGTTGGTGGCCCAGCAGACTTATGACTTCGTATTCTGGGCCGACTGCTCGACCGGAGATCATTATAATACGGACGATTTGACCAATATCACGGTGAAAGGCAACTATGCGGGTAACAATGACGAATTCGATGCCTTTACCGGCGCATTGCTCGACTACCAGGTAAAGGGAGCTTTTTCGGAAAACATTACCTTGCGTCGTCCTTTCGGTCAGTTGAACGTCAAAACGCTTGACATGGCTGCGATTCCCGATCCCACGTTAAAGCCAACGAAAGTGAAAGTGGCTTTCACGGCCGTTCCGACTTCGTTCAACGCCAAAAAAGGCGAGATCGGCGCGGCGACAGCTGCGGTGGAATATACCGCCGACGTACTCAGCGCCGATGGCGATCTGACGGTCGACTATATCTGGGCCCCCGTCGAGGAGGCTACGCTGGCCGATTTTTCGATGACGTTCCTCAACGGCACGACTGAAATTTCGACCAACGGCGACTTCAAGAATATTCCGATCCGCCGCAACTACCGCACCAACGTATCCGGTAACCTGCTGACCAAACAGGGTACGTTCAACGTGACGATTGATCCGGAGTTCTACAAGCCCGACATCAACGACTATCCCGAACTGCGTGCCGCACTGGCCAACGGCGGCAGCGTCACCCTGTCGGACAATATGACGGTCAAGGAGCCTCTGGTTGTGGAAAACGGCAAGACGGTCGAGATCGATCTGAATGGGCATACGATTACGAACGAAACTGATGTGTGGGCAGGAAACGATTGGTCGCTGTTCTCCGTTCGCGGAGGAACACTTACCATCAAGAACGGTACGGTAAAGGCCAAGGATAACGATTGCTACGCGTGCGACGTGCAGTATGGAGGAACCCTGATCATCGAAGACGGTACTTTCGTCGGAAATATTTCGGCGGTTTATGTACACGAAGGCAAGGCCGAAATCAAAGGCGGTACGTTTAGCATTGTCCAGACCGAGACGGAGGGAGACCCCTACCGCTTCCTGCTCAATTGTTATGACTCCAACCGTCAGGCTGGCAAGGCATCCATCGTAGTGACGGGCGGTACTTTCGAGAATTTCAATCCCGCCGACAATGCGGCCGAAGGAGCCGGTACAAACTTTGTGGACGAGGGTTACAAAGCAGTCAAAATTGCAGAGACCCCAGCGCCGAACGGCACGTTCCAGGTTGTTAAAAATGCAAAAGTGGATAATGCGGATGAACTGATCGGAGCTTTGGCAGATCCCGAAATAGCCAATATCGAGGTTGCTTCCGATATCGACCTTGCGGCGAAGAGCTCCGAAGAACTTACTTTCGAAGAGCATAAGACCATCGACATCAAGGAAGGTATGACCCTCCAGCTTGGCAGTGCGAATTTCCTGACTGCCGAAAAGGGTCTTACGCTGACCGGCAAAGGTACGCTCGACAACAGTGCGGCAGCTTCTACGGCCGTAGTTGCCGCTGCTTCCGATGTACACGAACATAAATCGTTGATTCATGTTACGGGAGGCGATCTGCTGATCGACGGTGTCACACTAATCAACGACCCCGAATACCATTGGCACGGAAGTTCCTACAACACTGCAGCGATCGCCTATTGGAACGATGCGAACGTAACTATCCGAAATGCCCGGGTTATCTCAGGTGAGTTCACCCTCTGCGGTATGGGGCGTAACGGTGCGAATACCGCGACTGTTACCTTGATTGACAGCTATTTCGAGTCCACTTCTTCGAATTTGGATAATAAACAGCACTGGGCATACGCGATGCGTCTGTTCGGCTCGAGGTATTGATCGAGAATTGCGAGGTCAAGGGTATTCAGGGCGCTGTTTCAATCGAAGAGAATGCCAAGGCCGAGATTCGCAGCGGCAAGTTCTATACGGTCAATACCTCTGGACAGCAGGATGCCTTTTACGCGCTATATGTAAGCAGCAGCGCCGAAGTCACGATCACGGGCGGAGAATTTTCCGCTCCCAACGTCAGGACGGGATTGCAGATCGAAGGTACCAGTGCGGTCGTATCAGGCGACAATGACACCGGACGGCCGAGCGGAAGTGTGATTCTCAAAGGCGGCAAATTCAGCGGCAAGGCTTACAATCACGTAACCAATACCGTTTATGCTCCGGCTGCCGGATATCAATGGCAAGCAATAACAGACGGCGACAATTTGAAATGGGCTGTTGTCCCTGCCACCCGATAGCTGATCTCAGATATAAAACGAACGAAAGGTGTCGGAACGCCTTTCGATAAAACATAAACAATCCGCAGGAGCCTGACCGCTCCTGCGGGTACAAAGGAACACGAAACGAGTTCTATTAATAACATTTTTTTACAAACCACTGAGTTTCAACTTCTCCGGGGCTTCTTCGGGGCTTCTTCGGGGGGGGGTCTCTAAAAACCAATCAGTTATGAGAAAATTATTCCTATTGGCGGCGGGCCTTGCGATGACCCTGACCGCATGTCAGAAGGACGAGGTCTCTCCATCCGCAGGAGCGACCTCTCAGACGATTACCGTCTCTATTCCGCAAGGAGTACAGACCCGTGCCGCAGCGGCGGATTTCGGCGACGGCTCGCAGATCGACCGCTGCTTGCTCCAGATCTACCGGAACGGCCAGCCCTACGGGGAGCAGCAGACCGCAACGGTAACGGGCAACACCGCAACGTTCAACCTGCGGCTGGTGGCTCAGCAGAAGTATGACTTCGTATTCTGGGCCGACTGCTCGGAGGCCGGCTACGAGACCGATGACCTGAGCGCAATCACGCTGGGATCGGATGCAGACTACACCGGCAACGACGACAAGTTCGACGCCTTCTTCCTCTGCAAGAAAGACTACACGGTTACCGAGTCCTTCTCGGAGACGTTCACGCTCCGCCGTCCCTTCGGCCAGCTGAACGTGAAGACGCTCGACCTCGCAGCGATTCCCGACAACGCGGCCGACCTGAAACCCGCGAAGGTGAAAGTGAATTTCACGTCTCTTCCGAACACGTTCAACGCACTGACGGGCGAGGAAAGCGGCGAGGCTGCCGTGGAATACACGGCCGACGTGCTCAACGCCACCGGCGAGCTGACGGTGGACTACATCTGGGCGCCTGTCGAACAGGCTACGCTGGCCGACTTCAAGATGACGTTCCTCGATGCAGCAGGTAAAGAGATCTCGGCCAACAGCGATTTCAAGAGCATTCCCATCCGCCGCAACTACCGCACCATGGTATCGGGTAATCTGCTGACCAAGCAAGGCGATATCACCGTCGAGATCGATCCGAATTTCTACAAACCCGACATCACAGTTGTCACCACGGCGGAGGAACTGCATGCAGCGTTCGCCAACGGCGGCAGCGTCACCCTGTCGGAAGACGTGACGGTCGAAGCCCCGCTGGTCGTGGAAACCGGCAAGACAGTCGAGATCGACCTGAACGGCAAGGACATCATCAACACGACCTCGCTTCCTGATACAGATCCACGCTATGGCAACACCACCGTATTCGAAGTGAAAGGCGGCGCTACCCTGAATATCAAAGGCGACGGCAACATTAAGGCTATCGGAACCAAGCCCAACGAAGACGGCTACCGCATGGCCGTATATGCTTACGGCGATGCGAAGGTGAACATCTACGGCGGTAATTTTGTCAACGATCAGGACTATAATGACCATAATGCACAGCTCGACCTTATCTACGCGGATCAGCAGGCCGTTATCAACATCTACGGCGGTACGTTCGAGTCGAAGAGCGCCAACAACCGCGGTTATTGGGTGCTGAACCTGAAAGACGGCTCGGGTGCCGCCATCAACGTATACGGCGGTACGTTCATCAATTACGATCCGTCGAGTTCGATGACGGAAAATCCGGTGAAAAACTTCGTTGCGGAGGGCTACACGGCGATCAAGACCTCTGCCGAACCGGCTCCTAACGGAACTTACACGGTGGTGAAGGGTACGGAGGTAGCAGCGCCTGCGGATCTGGAATCAGCCTTGAAAAGCGGCGATATCGCCATCGTTTCGCGCAGTATGACTATCGATGATTCTCCCTATATCTCCTCGGTCGCTTCCGCCACCTTGTCTCTGAAAGAGGGTGCGGTATTGACAGCGCAGGAAGGCTCCGAATTGCAACAGTGCATCCAAGTGAGCAAATCGTGCAAAAAGATGGTTATTAGCGGAAAAGGCTTCATCGTCGGACCGAAAAACAGTACAGCCACAAACGTTGCAGGCATCTATAGCGGTTGCCCCGATCTGGTTATCGACGGCACCATTACCGTTGACGGCAGCAGCGGCAGCAAAGGGACCAATGCAGCGATCCGTATTGCGGAGGGCACTACGACGATCAAGGACGGATACTTCACCGTCGGTACGGATGCTTCCGGAATTGCCAACTCGTGTATTTTGGTAGCAACGGCACGCCCCTCTCAAAAAGCTCACCTGAAGATTTATGGCGGTGTATTCGAAACGAAGGGCAATCCCATCAACGGTTGGTATCCGGTCATCAACATTCAGGATGCCGACCGGAAAGCCGGCCGTGCCACGGTTGAAATTTACGGAGGAATCTTCATTAACTACAACCCCGCAACGGGCGACAACACGGGCGAAGCGGACGATACGTTTGTCGCTCCGGGCTACAAGTCGGTAGAAACGACCTACAACGGACAGCAGGCTTGGCAAGTAATACCCGAATAGTCTTAACCGGGACATAGCGTCGGAATATTTTTCGCGCAGAATAAGTAAAGGGACTGTATAACGAGTTTATACGGCCCCTTTTGTTAATGGCTTGAAGTCGGTCCGGAATCCGGAAACTCGGCCGACTCCGTAGCGACGTACCGGCACGGACCGACGGGCTTGCCATGGTGCGCAATCTCCTCCTCGCGACTCGCCTTGCGGTGGGCCTTGAAGTAGTCCTGCTGTGTGAATAGGATTGCAGCGAAAAGAGAAATACATAGTAGATTTGCTTCCTCTTATGCTGTATATTTTGTATTTAGTTAGATGATAGAAATCGTTGAAAATTCAGTTTAGTTTACTCTATTAGCCTATATGTAGGCAAAACCAAAGTAAACTAAATTTAGGTAAGCATATTTGCCTTTCCATATGCCTATGATTTGGTAGAAGTACTTACCTTTGCATAGTGCAAAAAGTTTCAATGATATGGGCTGGGTATTCAGATGTACAAAAGAGTATAGCAGGAGTAGCACCGTAAGATGCGATAATGCAACGAGTTAGATGAGCACGTCAAATTTTGGCGCTCGATTTCAGTTGTACATTTACTTGGATTTGCTTGTATTGAGCTTGTATTTTGGAGCCGCAGCTCGCGGCGATACTTGGATTCTGGTGGGATTTTACTGGGCGCGTAGTTGTACTGCGTGCTTTTTTTGTACCCAATTCCCCATTATAAGGGCCTGACGCCGCGAAATCGCCGGAAAACGGGTCGCATTACCCTTCTGTCGTTCGTCCTGTTTTCCTTCCTGTTTGGCAGGACGTTTTTTTATGCCTCTCCTCTAAAATTGTACATCTGAATTTGACGAAAAAAAGCCTAAAAATCGCTATGGATGCCCTAATGGATGCCCAAATGGATGCCCATTTTTCAGCAATTCAAATCCCTATAATCCCATAATCGTATGTTAAATTGCGGGGTTTCGAGGCAATAAGACCCCCTATAATGCACAAAAAAGCACCGTTTTATAACGGTGCTTTATGTGTTTATGCAACTAAAATACAGTGAATTACACATTGAAAGTGCTATAAATACACATAAAAAAGTATTTTTCAGCCCATTGTATTGAACCTTACACTCGCTTTGACCAAAGCCAGGGAACGGATGCTGTCAATAGGAATATCTTTGGGTCCATAGTAGGCATTGTGGCTCACTAACTTTACATATCCCTCTTGTTCAGATTTCTGAATGTATTTGATCGCGATATATTCATCTCCGTCCACAGAGAACGAGAGCAAATACATTTCCCCCCATAAAATACCAATATTATGGTTGTGTACTTCCTTATATAATACGATATCCCCGCTCTTAAGCAAAGGATACATGGAATCTCCCCGCACATATACGGCGCCGTCACAAGGCGGTAGATCGGGAATTTGCAAATAACTAACCGGGACGGGACGGGACGTATCGGTAAACAAGGCGACCAGCCCTGCTGCCGCATCTATTTCGTAAAGAGGAACATTCTGCAAGTCGAGGTTGCGGTCCGTTTTTAGGGGAAACTGGTCGGCAACCTTAATTTCTGATATTTGCTCATCTCTTGTTACAAGCATATCTCCCTCTCCTGTAAATAGCCAACTTGCCGAAATACCACTGCATTTTGCGTATATCAATTCTCCATCAAATGTATTTCGAGCAATCCAAGCACTTACAGTTTGTGCTGATACGCCTAACATATTAGCAAACTGTGCTTTATTGCCATTTGTATAGTGCTCTACAAGAGCCTTTATCATTCCTGCTTTGTTCATAAACCCATCTTAAAAACCACTACATTTTGTAAAATAATCTACAAAATATTTGCAGTATATCTACATTGTGTTTATATTTGCATCGAAGTTTCAAACGAAACCTTTGTGACAAAAATACGAAAATAATTGAATCTATGGCAAGAGTACTTGTAGAACATGGTGAGATCGTCAAGCTGGCACAGTTGCTCGGGGTAGCCCGCAAGACCGTCCGGGAAGCGTTAAGCGGCCAGACGAATACCCCGTTAGCTCGTAAAATCCGCAAGCTGGCCATTGACCGGGGAGGAGTGGTCAAGAATAACACCTATAACAAATAATCGAATTATGAAAGAGTTAAGTATTTTCCAGCACCCGGATTTCGGGACGGTTCGCAATGTGGTAATCAAGGGCGAGCCGTGGTTTGTCGCAAAGGATGTCTGCGATATTCTCGGATTAACGAACAGCCGAAAAGCGACGGCTGGACTTGATGACGAGGAAAAGGGCGTAACGATTAGTGACACCCCCGGCGGGCAGCAATCCTTAACCATCATTAACGAGTCGGGATTCTACTCTCTGGTTATGCAGAGCCGCAAGCCGGAGGCGAAGTCGTTCAAGAAGTGGGTGACGTCTGAGGTTCTGCCGTCGATCCGCAAGTACGGCTACTACATCTCACCGACGGCCCAACTCTCGCGCAAGGAGCGCAACGCCATCGAACGCTCCTACCTCAAGGCACTCGACAAGTACATCACCGAGGAGGACATCTACAAGGTTTCGAAAAAGATGCGCTGCTCGGACATCCATGTCCGCAGAGTGTTGAACGGCTCCTGCCGTGACAACGACGTGATGCGCGTGCTGCAGGCCCGCGCTTTGGCCAACAAGAACCAATGGGAGGACGCCTATTCTCCGGCCAAGATGGACGAGGTGCTCTCGCAACTGCTGTAAATCCTCCGGATATGAACAACACACGCAGAAAGAGCCTCCGGGAGCTTATCGAGAAGACGGAAGGTATCAAGCAAGAGATCGAAGAGATCAAAACCGAAGAGGAGGAGTACTACAACAACATGCCGAGTTCGGTTCAGGATGGCGAGAAGGGCGACCGCGCCCAGACGGTGATCGAATACCTCGACGAGGCGATGACGGCCGCGGGCGACGTGATCGAGAACCTGACCTCGGCGGCAGAATAACACAACGACCATGAAGCGCTTTCTGAAATATTGGATGATCCGGCTGCTGGGCCGTAAGTTCATTGCCCTGCCCGTGAGGTGTAAGTTGGTCGGGCTGTGGTGGGTTTTCTCCATGTGTCTTGTTTGCGGGTGGGCAGAAACGAATCCGATATGGTCGCAACTGGTCGTTACCGCGAATTTCGCAGGGAGCAGCATCGCCTTGAAGGTAACCTTCAAACCAACAGAGAAACAATCTTAAAATCTATACAATGAGCAAAAACAGAATTATTCTGAACATTCAGCAATTAATAGGTCGAGTTGAGATCGTAGTTTCTCCCGCTGAGGAAAATATTGATTTACGTTCACTCCGCGAAAAGTTAAAGACACGTCTGGCCGAATGTTGTTTAGAAGCACTCGACAATTTCCGGCAGCGTCCGCTGCGATCTCCTGTACGGAGCGTTCGACCTCGACCCCGTTGCGGATTATACGAACATTCAAAGCCTCATCGACACAAGCATCGAAGAGCGAGCAAGCCAGCAGGGAGGATTCGGAAAGTCCGCTGATAAACGAAAGAACTTCTGATTTATCCATAAATCGCTAAATGTTTGTAGTTGGACAGCACGAATATAGCGATTCTCCCGTGAACCCGCAGAGGTTGTCCGGAGTGATACCGGCACGGGAGTTCACTTATAAAACAATGTTATTATGAAATCGAACTTTGTTCATCCTCACTCTCATTTAGTACCCCTGAAAGAGATTCCTCGTGCACAAAGAGTATTACTTTATTCCCGCTATGGAACTCCACATAGGGATAATGCAGAGGTCTATAAAACTCGTCCGGAAACGGGAAGTCCGGCAAAGCTTTGTATAACTGCCGACAGACATCAACACCTTCCCACAAGAGCGAAGGTCCATAGCGGAACACATCGTAAATAACCTTGTCTAATTCCTTTTTTGGTATTTCAGTCTTATCTGTCGAACGAAGATACACCAAGTCAGCCTCCCCGCTTTCAAGTCCGAAATCGTGATTGACTGAAATCGCATAATCGAGATGATAAAGCCAGGCAAAACTCTTGAAAATATCCAAGATAGGTTTCCGATACCGGTTGATGTTCGTACCTTCAAAATAAGAGACGGTTACATTCAAATGAAAGATCTTACCCATAATCGCTAAAAGTTTGTAGTTGACAGCACAAATATAGCGATTCTCCCGTGAACCCGCAGGGGTTGTCCGGAGCGATACCGGCACGGGAGCAAGAATAAAAAGGTCGAAGAATGGAATTATACAACAATAGGCTATGCGCAACGTATGACGACCTCGATGGTATTGCAACCATCCGAGCGTTACAACACATGACTCAGCGCGGTAAAATCAAGCAAGTCCGCCGGGCCTGCATCGGGACTCCAGCGTTGTTCGCCGTTGATAGCCTTCCTGTAAAATACCAGAACGCGCTCTACAAGACGCATCCGGACCTTCAGGAACAGGCCGCGAGCCGGGAGTTTCTCGACACGATCGAGCCGGACGGCTTGGCCATGAACTTCTACGCCGAATATAAGGTCGAGGGTGCCCGAGGTCTGAGCTTCGCCAAGCAGCAGGAGTATTCGAACAATGCCGCTATTCTGGAGGCGTTCCGCAAATGGATCGAGAAAGCCGATTCGCAACGGCTCCGTCAGAGCTACCCGAGGATCAAGAAAACGGAATTTTGGGCACGTGCCGCGCGTGCCCTCCGTCGGATCGGGGACAAGTACCCCCATTCGCTGCCGGAGAATCCGCGTCGTTTGCAGGAAAAATTCAACCAGTTTTTTCAGGGCGGCAAACCCAACTACGAGATGTTAGTCACAGGAAAATTCGGGACGCGGAACGCGGCGAAAGTCGCAACCAACGAACAGCAGTCGGTCATCATCAAGCTGCTGTCCGACCACCGCAATTTCGACAACGAGCAGGTGGTCATGTTCTACAACATCATCGCCGAACAGATGTCTTGGACGCAGATCACCGTCGAGACCATCCGGCGTTACCGGAGGAAATACGCCTTGCTGACGTCCGCAGGTCGTTTGGGTGATACGGAGTTCCGCAACCGTCTTGCCATGCAGGTCAAGCGCCGCCGCCCGAAATTTCCGCTCTACATGTGGAGCCTGGACGGCTGGGTCTGCGAGCTGTTGTTCCAGGAATATGCCGACGGTGCGACCACCTACCACAACCGCTTGGTCGTCGAGGTCGTTCTCGACCCGTGCGTGAATTATCCGATCGGCTACGCCATCGGACGGCAGGAGGACACCACACTGATCAAGGCGGCGCTCAAGGATGCCGTGAACCATACGGCCGAGTTGTTCGGTCGGCGTTACCGGGCGCATCAGGTCCAGAGCGACCGTTTCGCCATCAAGAAGATGACGCCTTTTTACGAGGCTGTCGGTGCGGAATACACCCCGGCCCAAGTCGGCAATGCGAAATCGAAGCCTGTCGAGCGCTATTTCCTCACGCTCAACAAGCGCTATGGGCAGTTATTCGAGAATTGGTCGGGGTTCGGCATCACCTCGAATAAAACGCTCCAGCCGAATGCGGATGCGATAGACCTGCTGAAAAAGAAATTTCCCGACGAAGCCGGCTGCCGTGCGCAGATCGAGCAGATCATCGCCTCGGAACGTGCCGCCAAGCGCGAGGAGTATCTGAAGTTGTGGGCCGAGGTTCCGGAAGAGCGGCGTCTGGTGTTCCCGCTGGAGCAGTATCTTCTGCACTTCGGCGACGAAACGGGCTACAAGAATGCCCTCGAGGGCTCGGGTCTGAACGTGAAGCTGCTCGGCGCCCGCTGTTCCTACGACTGCTTCGACCCTCGGTTCCGCCAATACGCACACGTGCGCTGGAATGTGAAGTACGACCCGGATAACCTCGACCATGTGCTTGCCGTCAATGACGACGGGACACTGCAGTTCCTGCTCGAGAGCAAATACGTGCAGCCGATGGCCAAAATCGAGCGCACCGAAGAGGATGTGCGCCAGCTTTCGCGCGTCGCCGAGTTCAACGGAGGCCTGCGGAAAGATTTGCTCGGACAAATAGGCAGCGCCTCGGAAACGACTACGAATCTCATCAAAGATAATCCGCAGTTGCAGAATACGCTTGCCCGCCTGCTTATATCCGATTCGAATGGGCAGCACAAGCAGCGCCTGCAGCAGGAGCGACGCAAACCCCGGCGCCTGCCGCCCGTGGATGTGAAGAACCTGGAAGTCAAAACGGCCGAAGAGGTCGTTCCGACACCTTCGGCCAGAAAAGAAGAGTCGATATTTAATCTCTACTAATATGAAAACAACCGAAAAACAAGCCATCGCCGCCCGTCTGAAGGAGTATTGCGAGAACAAGGGTAGCCAGAACAAGGCGGCCGCGACGCTCAAGGGCGTAAGCCCTGCGACGCTTTCTCAGATGCTTAACGGTAACTGGGAGCTTATCACCGAGGAAATGTGGCGCAATGTCGCTGCGCAGATCGGCTACGACGCCCGGCAATGGATCATCGTCCGGACCGAGGGTTACAACCGGATGTACAAGCTGCTCGCCGATGCCCAGGAGAACGCGCTGGTGCTGGCCGTGACGGGCGATGCCGGGTGCGGGAAGTCGCAGGCGATCGAATACTACGCCCGTCATCACCGCGACGTGTTCGCGCTGTCGTGCTCGGAGTATTGGAACCGCAAGCAGTTCCTCACGGAGCTGCTGCAGGCGATGGGTGTCGAGGCCACGGGGAGCACGGTCGCCGAAATGATGTCGGAAGCGATTCTGACGCTCAAGCGCAAGGCCACGCCGATCGTCGTGCTGGACGAGGCCGATAAGCTGAGCGACCAGGTGCTCTACTTCTTCATCTCGCTCTACAACAAGCTGGAGGACCATTGCGGGATCATCATCTGCGCCACGGACTACCTCAAGAAGCGCATCACGCGCGGGGTGAAGGCCAACCGCAAAGGGTACAAGGAAATCTACTCGCGCATGGGCCGGAAGTTCATCCCGATGCCTGTGGTGAACGGCGAGGACATCGCGGCGGTTTGCGTGGCGAACGGAATTACGGACCGCGCGACGATCGAAGAGATCATCGACGACAGCGAGTGCGACCTGCGCCGGGTCAAGCGGCGTGTGCATGCAGAGAAAAAACGGCTTTCAAACAATGATTAAACGGTGTTCGAATGAGTAAGGCGATCAGCAATAAGAATGTCGCGGATGCGAAATTCGCTCCGGCTCCGTTCGACGGGCCTTTCAAGGCGGCGCTGGGACGTCCCGAGTTGAAAGGGTCGTGGCTGATCTTCGGCAAGTCGGGCAGCGGCAAGACGACATTCGCGCTGCAGCTGGCCAAATACCTGACACGATTCGTCGATAAGGTCGCTTTCGATTCGCTCGAACAGGGGCTGTCGCTGTCGATGCAGAAAGCCTGGAAGCGCGTGGACATGGCGGCAGCGGGTTCGAAAGTGATCTTTCTGGACAAGGAATCCCTCCCGGAGCTGCGGGACCGGTTGTCGAAGCGCAAGAGTCCGAATGTGATCATCATCGACTCGGTGATCTGCCTGGTCGGAATGCGGCTGGCGGACTACCAGAAGCTGATGAACGACTACCCGAACAAGCTGTTCATCTTCCTGGCGCACGAGGACGACCGGGGTAACCCGTCACCCGCTTTGGCCGAAAAAATTCGCAAACTCTCGGATATCAAGATGCACGTCGAGGGGTACAAGGTTTTCACGACGACGCGCTACGAGGACCGAACAAAGGGCGAAGGCGGCGAGGACTTCACGATCTGGGAAGAGGGAGCCGCAGAATATAGAGCAGAACTTTAATACTCAAAAATATGGCACAAAATATCATGGACAAACAGAAAAAGTGGCTGCTGCGGCAGTTTCACACCCTTTGCAGCCGACTGCATCTGTCGGCCGAGGAGAAAGAGGCGATCATCGAAGGGTACGGCGTGGAGAGTTCGGCGGACATCGGCAACGACGATTTGTTGGCCATTTGCCGGGAACTGGAGCGCCGTTTGGATCGGGACGCGCTGAAGATGGACCGCCTGCGCAAGCAGGCCATCGCCGCCATCGGCGGATGGCTGCGGATGCAGGGCAAGGAGGAGAATATCGCGCAAATCAAAGCGATCGCCTGCCGCGCCACACGCTATGAGAGCTTCAACAAGATTCCGGCCGAGCGGCTGCGCAACCTCTACAACACCTTCCTTAACAAACAGAAGGATTCGAAAACAATCGACGAACTGGTAAGCATGGCGATCTATTCGCAGAGTGCGAGCCGCCAAACTGCCTGCTGATATGATTCCTGCCCTGACGCCCTACATCAGCCGTTATTACGATGACTGGCGGCGCGGCTCCCGGCGCTGGTGCTCCTTCCTGGGCATTCTCCCGTATGCGGATGACGTGCTCTCCGACGTGTTGGAGTCGCTGTGCCGTCGTCCGGAGGCGTTTCAGTTCGACCTGCTCGCCCGTGAACAGGCCGGAGAACGCCCGCTGCTTTTCTATGTGTTCGGAGCGCTGCGCACGGAAGCGATCCTCTATGCGCAAAAATACCGCGTAACCTGCTCGATCGAGCGCTTCCCGCAACTGAAAGAGAACGACGACGGATCGGATCAGGAAGTGTCGGCCGAACCGTTCGCCGCATTCCGGGAAGTGGAGGCGATATTCCGGAGCGACGATTTCATCGACGAGAGCCTGCAGTATGGCGGCCACGGACGCTTGTATCGCTATGTGACCCGTCGCACGGGAAAACACGGTTTCTATCCCATGATCAAGTATCAAGTGCACCTCCCGGACGGATCCCGGCGTCAGTTCAGCCGCCGCAGCTCGGCGATCGCATTCCTCGCGGGGCAAAATCCCCCCCCCGGAAATCGGACGGGCAATCAACTGAAAAGAACGAACAACAACCTTTTAACCAATAGATAACATGAAAGTAAAAGTAACCTGGCGGGCGAACAACCCGTTTATCGCGCCAGACAAGCGCGATGTGATCAGAACGGCCGAGGTTTCCTCGGACAAACTCAATGACGCGGATCGCGTCGAAGAATGGGCACGCGAGGCCACTCCGGAAGGATTCCACCTTCACCAGATCGACTGCGACATGTGGCGTATGGAATACGACGACGAAGCGAAACGAATCATCAAATAACAACGACAATGGGACAGAAATCAATTATCGGCTGCGGCTACGTGCCGCGCGACGCAAGGGCCGTATGCCTTAAAACGGATCACGAAACCCTTCTCGACGGTGTGGAGTACAAAATCATCGCGGCTCCCTATGAGAGATCGTTTATAAAGCTACACAACCCGGGAAGAACTCGATTCCGGTACAATGCGATGGCGGTAAACGTCCTCGATCCTCAGACGGGACTGACCTACGCTGTAGAGTACCATCCGGCAAACCTGGTCCGCAAGGATGCCGCGGCGCCGCAGGCTGCGGCGTCCGAGTCCTTCAAGATGGACTCGGCGGCTTACATCAAGCAAATACGGTCGCTCGCACAAGCACTCGTTCAGATGGCGAAAGACAATCCGGATGTGGAGAACGATTGTGGCATACTGCTGATCTACAACCGCATCAACGAGGATGGAAAAACCTACACGGGAGGCCGATTGTTCGGCGGCAATTCCCGCGCCCTTCAGTTCGGGCTGAAGAAATTATTTTCCGATAATTCGCAATTTCGCTCTCTGTTGGCTAAACTGATCGAGAAAGCTGCGATGAAACGTGCCCATGATGTTCTGATAAAATTCGATGGTATCGTATGCGGCGAGCGCAACGAATGAGCGAGGCGCTGCTGCGCTATGCGGATGCCGTGAGGGAAACGGCCTGCCATTTCACGGAACTGGGGGCGCTGCTGAATGATCTGCGGATCGGAGGACCTCGGACAAAAAAGGTAAACGGACAACAATTAAAAGAGAAAATTTTATGGCAAAGAGAGAAAAGAAGATCATCATCTCGGGCGTCACGCGCGAGGCAATGGAGGATGCATTCGGACGTTACGCCACGGCGGACGCCGAGGCCCAGAGCATCACGGCTGAAATGGATCGGCAGTTCGTCGCTATCCGCGAGCAGTATGCCGATCGTCTGGCGGAACTGGAGGGCCAGAAGCGCGAAGCCTTCGAGGTGATGCAGGTGTTCGCCACAGAACAGCGTGAAGTGTTGTTTACGAAGCGTCGGTCGCTGGAAACGACGCACGGTATTATCGGATTCCGCACGGGAACCCCGAAACTGAAAAACCGCAAGGGCTTCACGTGGGCGGCTGTGCTGGAGCTGGTGAAGACGTTCCTGCCGAAGTACATCCGCCTGACGGAGGAGATCGCCCGCGACAAGATGCTCGCCGACCGGGACGAGGAGGGCATGGCGGAGCTGTTCACCAAGTGCGGCGTCTATGTCGATCAGGACGAGGCGTTCTATGTCGAACCCAAAAAGGAGAAGGAGGATTAGGCCGAATGGAAAAGACGCGGGAGTATCGCAGGACGACCGTCGAACTGTGCCGCAACTGCGGCGGTCGGGGTTATGTTGCCGAGGAGTACGTCTTCGGACATGAGGACGGATCGTCGCCGAAAGCAGGCCGCTCGACCCGTCCCTGTCCGGTCTGCGACGGCCGGGGCCGCGTCTGGAAGGTAAACGAGGGCACGGTGAAGATCGAGCCTTTCGCCGGACAGACGGAATAAAAAAGACCCGTCGCCGAAAAAATCAGCTAACGAGTCGAAAGGTCGAAGTTTTGACAAAGATAGCGATTTTTTCGGAGAATGGGCAAAAAGGGTGGAAAAAGGAATATCAACACGCTGCGGCGCGTTCGCCTGGTCTGTGCGATCGTCAAGGAGCATTACGAACCCGGCGTGCTTCGGAAGTGCTACAAAGCCGTATGGCGGGAACACGTCTACCCGGTCTATCCCATGTGTTACCGCACATTCCTGAACTACGTCTCCACCCCTCCGTCTCTGCTTCGGGAGGCCGAAGCCTCGGAGCGGCTTCATCCTCCCGATCAACTCTCGCTGTTCTGAAGACTACCCCCGACCGCAAGGCCGGGGGTAGTTCATTTCCCGGGGGTGCCGATTCCCAGCCGCAGGGGGTGTGTCGTCGGCTGGGGGATGTCGCACCCCGCGGCGTCGCGGCAATGCGTCACCCAGCTCTCGATGTCCTCGCAGACCTCCCCGTGGTCGTGGTCCGTCGCGGATTCGTATGCCCGCATCGTCCCGGCCTGGCGGATGCCGTCGTCATAGGAGAATCCGAGCAGGGCCTGCGTGAGCGCATCGATGATGTCGAATCGCTCGAGGGCCTTGTTCCGGTACCTGTTCCCGGCTTCGGCCGTGGCCACGGTCGCCGTGATGACGTGCAGGCGCAGTACGACGTCGGCCTCCCGGACCCGCTGCCCGGCATAGCTCCAGCGGAGCGGTTCGAACTCGAAAAATACTGCAGGCGTGGGGAACGGCCGCTGTTTGACGAGCTGGGGAATATTTTCGTTCCACAGGTCGAAGTGCCAGAACACGCGCCTGCAGCCCTCGCGCTTCGCGGCATCCGGCTCGAAGGTCGGCACGCCGTCGATCCATACGACCTGCTCGAGACGCTCCGTAAGGATCAGAAAAAGGGTCTTTCTCATATCCGTGTGATTTTGGTAAGGTCGCGGCTAACGCGCTCGAGATGGCGGGTCATGATCGCCGTGATCGCCTCCCGCACCCGTTCGTGATCGCCGATGAACTGTCGTTGGGGCATCTTCATCGTCCGGGTATGCGCCCGGACACGGTATCGCCGTCCGGCGCGGCTGCGATAATGCGCCGGGACGTTTTGTCGGAACTGTCCTCCCTCGTTGTGCAGAGCGGCATAGGGTTTGTCGGATGTAAAGACAACCCCATTGCCCTGTACGGAGGCCCGTATTCCACGGCGCATGGCGCCTGTAACAATTAGAATCGTCGTGCTGCCACCTCTTGAGAGCACCTTTTTCGGCGTCCATTTGTCGCCGAAGAACCCCTGCCTGCGGAAATTGTCGTCGAACATTTCAGCAAGTTTCACTCGCATATCATTCAACACACGGGGCACGATACTTCGGTTTTTAGGCATTGTTTTGTTTTTTAAGTTCAAAAATATTACTTTTGCGAAAATGCATCATCTGTCCAATGACCAACGACAACTTACAACTTCGGAGCAAGACGTTCCTCGACTTTACGGACGACCCTGATGTTCTCGATGCAATTATCGAAGGACACAGCGAGGCCGACAAAGAGGATTTTCTGCGCACTTTGAGTCCGGAAAACGCACCGGCTTCGGAGCAGAACCGAGTCATTACGTTCATGGCCTTTGCCGAACTTTGCAAGGACCCCAAGCTCGTAACGGCTATCAGGTCCGAATTTGCGCAGGAGTACCGAGCTATTTTCAACGAATAAGCGATTCCAAATACTTTTCAAATCCTTCCTCGGAATACCATAAACTTTCTCTTACGATTTCGCTGCATGTCCGCTTCCCGATCTTTGTTCCGGAGGACGTATGCGCACCGCCTTGCAACAAGGCGTTTATCAATCCGTTTTTCTGGTCGTCGTAAGACTGTGTAAACAGATGTTCACGCACGGCCTCCAGTACCTTGTCAGCGTCTGCTCCGGTCCGTTCGATAGCCTTGCAATAGTTGCGGACCCACCGATTGTACCCCGTCGAACTGCGATTGTTCATAAACTCGGGATGCTGCATCTTGCCTCCCACGGCTTTATAAAATTCCGGCAATGTTTTTCGGGCAACGAACTCGTTCGCCAACTCCATGTATTGAATTTGCAGCGCCGTCATATTGATATTTCCCCGCTTATTCCGGTTGTGCGTGATCTCGTGCCAGAAGGTTGCCAGCGCATCGGCCTCGTCGAAGGATATTTCACTCTGCTGGCGCAATTTAGTCAGCCCGGAAAGTACGTGCTTGAGTCGATCCTTGTTCATCCAAATCGTTCCTGCGCAATCCGTACTGCCGTTATTCCGCGGATTCGTCTCTTTCCGTAAGGCCTTGAATCCGCGTTCGAACCATGCCCTGCGTTCTTCGGATGCGTTCATGAACTCGACGACCTGCTGCTGCGTTCGCAGCTCGGCGGACATCTGCTCGACGATCTGTTTCGCTTTCGCAGGGGCCTTGTAGTATGGATGCTTCTTGGGGTATATCGTGAGCGTTTTTCCGGCATTGAAACGAAACATCTGGGCCTTGAGGTCACGGGTGTACTCGTCGCCGATCGCCGTTACGGCGTCGCTGTCGGAGCGGGGATAATCGCCGTGCAGCACCTGCACAACGTTACATCTGCAATTCCAGCCATTTGGCGGGAGGTAACGGTCCCAGAACTTGTCGCCGGGCGGAAGTGTTACGCCGTCGAGCTGTCTGTGCGCCTCGCGCACACGTTCGTCTCCCGCTGTGCGGTACTGCAGGTCGTACTCGTCGCCGTCCTTTTCCCAGTCGTGCCACTTCACGGCCATCTGTGCGGAATGGACGGCGTGGTTGTATTCGGCATAGAGGTAGTTGCTGTTATAACGGGCATCTATGGCCTTTACGTCACGGTGAAAATCGGCAAAGGATTTGGTGTTGCCCTCCTCATCGGTGAGCGACAGGCCGACCTCCGAGAGCGAATGGTAGGTTTTCAGTCCCGAAAAAATAAAGACGTTGTTGCGCAGTGCCGCCGTGAGCTCGGGCGGCGTTTTATGCGATACGGTGAGCGCGGATGAGAGCACGCGGTTCGTCTCGTCGATTAGTCCCCGCACGCGCTCGTCACGCAGCATCGCGGGCGAAAACTCCCCTCTTTCGTACACGGCCCGTGCGGCTTTGTCGAATGCAGCGTGCCGGAATTGCGGCATTTCGTCCTTTTTCAGGGCGAGTGCGGCGCTGTCGTACAGATCACCCATCGCCCTGTGGAAAAGGGCGTAGTTGAGCGTTCCCGCGGCGTGTGTGGCGGTTTTGTGTTCGGGACTGTCCTTTCCGCTATCGGAATCAGCCCCTACTCGAAAAAACCGTCCGAACGTTTTCCCGTGATCGGAATCTTATATCGATCGATGAAATACTGGGGGTCCACGTCGTAGGACTGGAGGATCATGCGTTCCATCTCGCGGCGCTCGGAGGGCGAGAACGATGCGGCCTCGTCCCAGTCGAAACTCAGCCCCTCGAGGGAGAACCCGTGTTCGAGCATCAAGGGAATGAGTTTGTCGTTTACGATGTTGCGGACCATTGCGGCATCGGCAGCACAGACATTCTCGAAGATTTCGAGGTGTACCTCGCTCTGCGAAAGGGATGACCCGTTGTCGATGGTCATCGTCTGGTTCAGGATACCCTTCGACATTTCGGAATTGGCCCGGTCGATGCGGCGGTCGTAAACGTTGAAAGCGTCCCCGCGGCTCGACTCCTTGATGTCGATATCCGTGCCGTCGGGGAAAAGTCCCCACGCCGCCGCTCCCATATTCTCGAGCATCGCTTCGATGCGGCTGCGTTCCGATCCGGTCTGAACATTGGTTTTGGCAATGCGGATCGGCATTCCGAACAGCTCCCCGAAGACATCCCAGTATGCCAGCATGTTCTTCTTCGAGAACGCCTGCGGGACGCACTTGAGCAGCAGCCCGAGGTCGCGGGGCTTCCCGACTTCAATACACCATTTCGAATACGGTCCTGTTCGGAAGCTCACGCCCCGCTGGGGATCGTCGCCCGCATCCTTGACAATAACACCGAACTCCTGAATAACATGCTTGCGGGGCACTATCGACACGTCCGTAAAAGAACGGACGCCGTTGATTGTCGTTACGTCGCCCATCTGAATGAGCGAGTGGCCCCAATAGCGGGATTCGAGAACATAACCCACGAAATCAGCGAACCACTGACGCTCGAAAATCTTTTTGGCTTCGGCATCCTCTTTTCCGTCTTTGGTCCGCAGAACGAACTTCTTTTGCAGGGTCTTGCCGTCGCGCTGGCCCATGCAGCCCGTCAGGTGGAGATCGATCAGGGCATCGGTGTAGCAGTCGTAGAGTTGCGAACGTTTGGGGTTTTCGATGTTGATGGCCATCTGCCATGCCGTGCGCCAGGTGGCGATATCCTTCTGCGTGAGGTTGGCCGTCACCTGTTTGAGCTGTATGAGAACGCTGCGCTTCTGCTCGGGGGTCTTGGCGGCGCGTGCGGCCATGAGCAGCGACTCGTAAGTCCGGCCTTCGAATCCGCCGCCCGCAACTATTTTCTTTTTACCCATTCAATAGGTATTTGACAAGTCTTTGAAAAGTGTTTAATACCCGTATCGTCGGGGCGGAAGCGATCCGAACCGCACGGGATTCTGCATATCTTCGCCCTCTTCGGATTCATAGAGCGGCAGGTCGGGCATGGCCTTTCCGCTCTGCACGTCCTTGAGCCATGCGATAGCGTTGTTGTACATTGCCTCTCGCTGTTCGTCACCCATGTATTGCGGCAGCGACTGCCCGAGGTAGTAGAGGGCGATGCTGACCACGACACGCACAAGCATCGGATTGCGGTCGGCGCCCTGCTGTGCGAAGGCTTTGCACGTGTCGTAACGGGAACGCAGATAACCTTCGGCCTCCTCTTGTGCGCTCAATTCCGCCCGGATACGATTTTCGGGATCGCTCTGCGTGATGATATCGAGCACCTCGTCCGTGCATACGACCTTGTAGTCCTTATCTTCGAGAAACATTCGTCAGTTGGTTTTATAGATCGCTGCGGCCGCAATGTCTGCGACCGTCACGCCAGGCCGATAAAACCTTTCGGCTGCCAGCCGCCGGATGTGCTCCTTCGAGACGCACAGCGGGCGGCCGCCGAGGTTGATGACGAACTGCTTCTTTCCTGTGCGGCGCTTGCGTTCGTCGGCGATACGAATCTGTTTTTTGAGGCGGTGCCGGAATACCAGCGCCCTGAATAGTTTTACCATAGTCTTTTCGATGATATGTGTCTGCGCCCGATCGACGGCACGAATGCCTGTTCGCGGGTGTGCTGCTGTAATTTGTAGATCGCTCCTTCGTCAGCATCCGGGGCGTCGTCGTGCCCGGACATCCCCTTCTCGAAGCAGAGGGTTTGGTCGATGGCCGTGAGCATGTCGGGGTCGCGCTGCATCCGGGCGTTGTAGAATACGAATCCGCGCTCCCAGAGGGGCGATATGGCCTCTATGCGCTGGAACTTGTCGGGCTTCTTGCGTCGGTCGGCGCGGATGGGAAGCTGGTATCCGCGCAGCTTGCCCTCGCGCGTGAACTCGTCGAGGAGGATGTCCTGCAGGAAATTCGCCTCGATGTAATATTCGACCACGACGTTTTCGGGCACCCGCTCGTGCAGGTCGTAGAACCAGCGCACCATCTCCGCGACGGAGCACTGCCGCACGAAGGCCGCAAGGCAATGAAGCTCGGTTCCGACCTTGCCCCACAGCTTGATGGCCTTGTAGTCGTTTTTCGAGGAGCTCTTGAACGACGGGTCGCAGTAGGCAACCAGGTAGTCGTACTTGTTGAGCGGCAGCGGCTCGCGCCAGCGAATCCACTCCTGCCGGAATACGGCGCCTTCGGTGATGGGGTTGTTCATGAACTCCTTCTGGAAGGAGCGGTATCCCATGAAGTCCGCCATCTGCTGCACCTCCTCGCGTGTCCATTTGGCCGCCCAAGACACGTTGCCCTGTTTGTCGAGAATGTTCACCTGCGAGACGTGCATGCCTTTGGAGCGGGCCATCGCCGCCAGCACGGAGTTCTTGCTGATGAGGTTGCCGACCATAATGAACCGCCCGCGACCGCCGTCGAGTGTACCGAACAGGGCCTCCTTGACCCAGTTCGTGAGGCGCTTCACGCGGCTCTCGTTCTCGCACAACTCGTCGTCGTCGAGGTCGTCGATCGTGATGTAGTCGGGTCGTCGGCTGCGGTAACGCAGGCCGCGCGGGGACTGTCCTCGGCCGCGTGCGAAGAAGGCGCAACCGTCGGCCGTAACGAAACGGCCTTCCTGCCAGTCGCCCGCGTTGTACTGCACGCCGAAGTCGGCGATATAGCGTCGGTTGAACTGCAACTCGGCCTGCAGGTCGCCGAGCAGCGTCTTGGCATTCTCCTCGGACTTGCCGACAAGGACCATGACGTTCAGCTCGCGCGGCTCCTGAATTTTGAGCCACATAGGAATGAAGATGTCGAAATGGGTGCTTTTGGCATGGCCGCGTGCCCATTTCTCGACACCCTTGTAGTTGCGGTTGCGGAACACGCGGTTCGCCGCCTCGATCTGGAACGGGGCGCACGCGGTATGCTTGCCTGTCGCCGGGTCGTCGGTATAATGCGGGAAGTAATATTCGACGAAGAAATTGTAATCGCGCCGTGCCCGGCGGATGCGGGCCTGCTTCTCGGCGGGAGCTTCAGGCAGAATAGGCGTGCGCTCCTGTACGGTTCGGCACCACCGCTGCCATTCGGCAAAGGTTTTGGTTATGTTGGAAGCCATCGTTATTTGCCTTTACCGACACCGAGCGTTTCGATGACGAATTTGTTTTGCAGGTCGTTCACCGTCATACAGAGCTGCGGTGTGACCTCCGGGTCGATTTCCGAGCGCCCCTCGAGCCACTTCCCGAAATTCATGAAGCACTCCATATAATCCACGGCCGATACTTCCTTGTCGAGAGTCTTGATCGTCGCGGCGAGCTTGGCCAGTCGGTCGCTGGTCCCTCCGATATCGGTGATGTCCTTGTTGTTGCCGAGATTCTCGGCGACATTATTGATCGAGCGCAGGATATTGTTCACGACTTGCTTGCGGGTAAGCGACTGCGCTATTTTCTTTTCGGCCCAACATCCTGTTGTAACCCATGCGTTCACGGTGTTTTTCGAGACGCCGACTTTCTCGGCGATGATGTTCTGCGGTGTACCCTGCATGTACAGGAGCTCGGCGAACTCTTTCAGCTCGTAAGCTATTCTTTTACCCATTCATAAAATGAAATGATCCCCCGACGGGGCGTTAGACAGGACAAAAATGCACCTTAAACAAGGGTGTAGAAAACAGAGTGTAAGATTTTTACACTCTGATTGTTGCTGTAACTTACACATTGCATCTTTGCACCAGAATCGCGGGGTGGAGCAGTCGGCAGCTCGTGAGGTTCATTCCCTCAAGGTCGCAGGTTCGAGTCCTGTCCCCGCAACAAACCCTTTTTTGCATCCGAGGCCGTCCGCGCCGCCGACCTGCGTGTCGGCGGTGTCCGGGGCCGAAAACGATTGAATGGCACGAGAAGCAGTCATCAGCACCAGCGCCCTGAACGCTTATGGAACCCGTATCCTTACCGAAGGGCTCGACATCGAACAGTATAAAAAGAACCCCATCGTGTTGTACATGCACCGGCGCGGTTCCCGCGAGGACATTCCTATCGGCATTATGGAGAATATCCGCGTGGATGGAGACAAAATTTTCGGAACTCCGAAAATCGACAGAGACACCGAGGAAGAGAAGGTCATCGCCGCCAAATGGGAACGCGGTACGCTGCGGATGCTTTCGGCGGGCATCGACATCATCGAATGTTCCGACGATCCGCAATACCTGGTGCAGGGGCAGACCCGCCCGACCATCATACGATCCAGACTTTTCGAGGTTTCCATCGTGGACGTGGGAGCCAACGACGACGCCTTGCAAGTCCGCCTGTATAACGATGGCAAGCAGCTCACCCTTGCAAAAGACGAAGACAACGACCTGTTGCCTTTACTCAAACCCGACGACAAACCCCAAAACACGACTTTTCAGATGAATGAGATTTTGATGACCCTCGGTCTTCCGACGACGGCGACCGAGGCGGATGCGACCGCTGCGATCAAAGCGCTGCAAACCCAGAACGAAACACTCACGCTGGCCCGTATCACGGATGCCGTCACCGCAGCACGCGAGAAAGGTCTGATCACCGAGGCCCAGGAACCGAAGATGCTCGAGCTGGGCAAGAAGGCGGGCATCGAGACGCTGCGCGACACGCTCTCGATGATGACTCCCGCCCGACGCCCTTCGGACTTCATTGACGAAAAGGGTTCCGGAAACGGACACCAGACGCTCGCCTGGGACAAGCTCTCCGACGAGAAGAAGATGACCCTGCGCCGTGAGAACCCCACGCAGTACGTCCAAGCGTTCAAGGCCCACTACGGCGTGGCCCCGGACTTCATGAACGACTAACTCTAATTTTTTCCACGAATGAGAAAAATCCTTTTGGCCCTCCTGGGCCTCTTTACGGCGATAGGCATCAACTCCGCGATCGGAGCGACGCTTGCCTGCGCCCTCGACTTCACCCCGCTTGCGGGTGTTGCAACCGTGAATGGCGTTGCTCTGGCATCGGGGCTTTGCGGCGGCCTGCTGCCCTCGGGTGCTCTGGGCGCCGGCATCTACACCGAGGTGTGGACCGGGGAGCTTATCAAGGCGTTCCGCACGTCGGCCGAGAGCATCGGCTGGTATCAGGCCATCCGCTCCTACGACGCCTATGTGAAGCACGACGTGATCCACTTCGTCGATGTGGGTGCCGATCCCGAGATTTTGGTCAATAACTCGACTTATCCGCTGACGGTGCAGGACCTTCCGGATGGCGATAAGGCCGTCGAACTCGACAAGTTTCAGTCGCGTCCTACGCCTATCACCGACGACGAACTCCATGCGATCAGCTATGATAAGATGGCTCTGGTGATCGAGAAGCACAAGGATCAGTTCTTCGAGAAGAAGTATTCGCGGGCGATTCACTCGCTGGCTCCTGCGGAGAACACGGACAAGACCCCGGTCATTCTGACGTCAGGAGAGGCTACGGCCGACGGACGCAAGAAGCTGACCCGTGCGGACATCGTGGCGCTCAAGAAGAAGTTCGACAAGCTGAAAATCCCCAAAGAGGGCCGCATCCTCGTCTTGTGCGCGGATCACGTTGCCGACTTGCTGGAAACCGATCAGCGCTTCGAGAAGCAGGTGTACGACTACACCACAGGCAAGATCGCCAAGATGTACGGCTTCGACGTTTACGAGTACGACGAGTGCCCTTACTACGACACGACGACGCTCAAGAAGAAAGCATACGGCGCCGTCGTGGGCGAAAGCGACCGCCAGTCGTCCGTAGCCTTCACCACCAAGCGTGCGATGCGTGCCGACGGCTCGACGAAGTCCTACCTGCGCGAGGCGTCGAGCGACCCGGAGAATCAGCGCAATCTCTTCTCGATGCGCACCTATACGATCTGTCTGCCGCTGCGCAACGAGGGTTTCGGTGCGATCGTAAGCGCAAAAACGGAATAGGCATCTACGAAAGAATTTCACAATGAAAAAGGCTCTGCAATATCTGGTTATCCATTGCACCGCAACCCCCGAAGGGCGCGAGGTGTCGGCCGCCGACATCCGGCGGTGGCACACCTCCCCGCCCTCGGAGGGAGGCCGGGGCTGGAAGCAGGTAGGATATACGGACCTTATCCACCTGGACGGGACGGTAGAGCGGCTGGTCGGGAACAACGAAGACGCCTTCGTGGACCCGTGGGAAATAACGAATGGCGCGGCTGGCTACAACGGAGTATCCCGGCACATCGTCTACGCCGGAGGCGTGGCCCCGGACGGCAGGACGCCGAAAGATACCCGGACGCACGCGCAGAGAGAGGCGCTCGCACGCTACGTTATCGACTTCCACGCGGCACACCCCGGGGTGCGGATCGTCGGCCACCGCGACCTTCCGTCCGTCCATAAAGCCTGCCCGTCGTTCGACGTCGGGGCCTGGCTGAAAACGCTCGGAATAGAACAATGACAACAGAAGTAATCCTTGCCCTTGTGGCGATTGTCGCCACTCCGTTGAGCGCGTGGCTCGGTTCGATATTCACGCGACAGAAATATGCGGCCGAAGTCAAGAGCCTGCGGGCTGACGTAGCGAAGAAGCAGGCCGACAACCAGGGTGTAGAACTCGACAATGTCCGTCAGGGAAATGAAATTCTGTTGGAACAGATTGTCAAACCATTGAAAACGGAGATCAAAAACCTACGCCATGATGTCAATAAATTCCGCCGGGCTGTGGAGAAAATTCCTGCCTGTCCTCACTCTGCCGATTGTCCTGTCAGCCATGAGCTGCTCGCCGATGAAGCGGATGGAGACGAGGACGGAACAGCTGCACAGTAACTCACAGAAGCGATTCTTCGCCGAACAGACCGCAGTTCACGACAGTCTCGCTTTTCGACGGTTATACGAGGCGCTCAGCTGCGAACTGGCCGCCGAACGGATGCGGGAGCGGGAACGTACCGAGAATGTGGAGATCGTTATGCGGGTGTACGATACCAGTCGTCCGGCCGACACGCTGACGGGCAAACCGCCCTTGATGTGCGAAACTACCGAACGCCGGATTGCCGCCGACTCCGAGAAAGAAACGAACCGGTTCCGGCAGGAGGAAGCACACACGGCCGGAGAAACAGCGGGCGCGATGGTCCGGAATGATACAGGCCTCCGCGTCCGTGCGGATTCCATCCGTGAGGGGAGCCTTGCTGCGACGACCGAAATCAAGACCCGCAGAGGTCTCGCATGGTGGCAGTATGTTTTGTGCGTCGTCGGGCTATTGACTATGGCCTATGGCCTGCATCGTATTTTCAAGAAACGAGAAACCCACATTTCACAATGACACAGAAAAATAAGAAAAACGCCGCCAAGAACGAAGTGTCGCAGGAAGGCGTACAGACCGATCGAAACGGCACCGTTGAAGCTCCTGCCGACGCTGTTTCGGAAGGCCCTGCGGCCTCTGCCGCTGAAACGGCGCCCGCCACCGATATCTCCGGTGAGGAGGCCGGAGCGTCCTTCTCGGGATCCGAAGCCCCGGAAGCCTCCGACAGAACCTCGGACAAAAAGCCGGCAGCTACGGCAAAAGGTCCGGCCTGCACGACGAAAACTCCGACCAGAGGTTCCGGAACCGTGCGGGAGAGTGCCGCGCAGCGCGTCGCCCGCGAAGTGTTCCGCAGCTACCCCGACCGCAAGGCCGTACATGTGGCCTCGGACGGCACGGCCTTCTTCAACCGCTGCGACGCCGTCAATTACGGACGCACGCTCAAGGACACGACCGTTGTCGAAGTAATCAATCAAAAAAACAAAGCCTGATGCAGTCCTTAACATTCGAACGCACAAACGGCAACATTCCCCGCAAGCTGGCGGGCGAAGACCACATCTCGGGGATCATGTTCTACATGGACACGCTGCCGTCGGGATTTACCGAAACGGAGCGTATCAAGGCCATTTCGCAGATCGAAACGGCCGAGAAGCTCGGGATCACCGCCGACGCCGAGGAGTGGAGCATTCGCCTCGTGCATTACCAGCTCTCAGAAATCTTCCGCATCAATCCGGCCATCAGCCTCTACGTGGGTATCTTCCCGAAAGCCGAAGGCGCCAACACATATGCCGATGCGAAGAAGATGCAGAACTTCGCCGGAGGTCGGCTCCGACAACTCGGCATTTGGGAAGGCGACGTGGCATTCTCGAAGGAGAGCCTTACGGCCCTGCAGGGTGTCGCCGCGACGCTTGAGGGGCAGGACATGCCGCTGAGTATCCTCTACGCCCCGAAAGTTGCGGCCGTCGCATCTCTGCCGACGGATGTCGCAGGGGACAAGGAGCGCGTGTCGGTCATCATCGGCCAGGCCGGAAGCTCCACGGGGGCGACGCTCTATGCGGACAAAGATAACACGACGGCGAAAGCCTCCGTTTCGGGGCTGGGCGTCCTGCTCGGCATCGTTTCTCTGGCTTCCGTGCACGAATCCCCCGCGTGGATCGAGAAGTTCCCCGCGGGCATCGACGTCCCCGCCTTCGGGGACGGCACTCTGCTTACGGCACTCGACCGCGCTGTGGTCGAATCGCTCGATGCGGCCCGCTACCTGTTCTTCGTGACCTACTCCGGACTGTCGGGCTCGTACCTGAACGATTCGCACACGATGGACGATGCCACGAGCGACTATGCCTACATCGAGAACGTCCGCACGATGGACAAGGTCGTGCGGGGCATCCGTACCTACCTGCTGCCGAAACTGGGCGGGAATGTGTACATAGATAAATCAACGGGGCAACTGCAAACGCACAGCGTCGAATATTTGCAGACCACGGCGCAGAAGGCCCTCGAGGATATGGAGAAGGCGGGCGAACTGAGCGGCTATGTCGTCGAAATCGACCCGGATCAGAACGTGCTCTCCACCTCCGAAATCGAGATCGTCATCCGTCCTGTCGGCGTCGGCGTCGTGCGGTGTATCAAAGTGAAGATCGGCTATGCCGAGAGTGTCTAACCTCAAACTCAACACAGAATGAACATCAGAAACGGAGTGCCGCTGATCAACGGCGTGGAGTACAGTTGGGGCGATATTGTCGCTGCGGCCAACGGTGTGCCGTTCGTCGGTATCACCGCAATCAAATACGGCGACAGCCAGGACGTGCAGAACAACTATGGTGCCGGGCGGCATCCAGTGTCCCGTTCGAGGGGACGCATCACTCCCACAGCCTCGATCACCCTTTACAAGAGTGAAGTGGTCGCCCTGCAAAGCCAAGCTCCGAACGGTCGCCTGCAGGACATCGCACCTTTCGACATCACGGTGTCGTACCTGCCCGAGAGCGGCATCATCTCGACGGACAAAATCCGTAACTGCCAGTTTACCGAAAATAAGGTGGATTGGAAGGAGGGCGACCTGAACCAGCAGATCGAACTCACGCTGATCCCCTCCCACATCGAGTGGGGCCAGCCGAAAGCCTAACAAACGACCTATTTTTTTCGACTATGGAAAACAAACAACAGCAAGAGCAGAAAGAATTGGCCGCCGTGCGTGCCGGGTATCCCGTCTTCGACGGAGGTGTGACGGACGAAGTGAGGCAGTCTTGGAAGCAGGCCCACGGCCGCGTCGTGGCCGTAGATATCTACGACGACATGGCCGGGGAACACCACATCGGCTATTTCCGCCGTCCGTCGATGGATACCATGTCGGCCGTCAGCGCCGTGAGCAGACAGGATGAACTCAAGGGCGCCGAGGTGATGTTCAAGAACTGCTGGCTCGGCGGCAGCCCGCTGGTACAGAACGACGCGATCCTCAAGACCTCGGCACTCGGGGCGCTGGGTGAGCTGTTCGCTACCTGTCATACGGAGTTAAAAAACTTGTAGGGGCGCACGCCCTTTCGGACGACGACAAACAGTCCATCCCGAAGGGGTGCGCCCTGATCCGGGCCGCGTTTCATATCGACCCCGGCACGCTCTCCTATGAAGAGTGGGCCGCATTGTACCAGCAGGCCGTATGGCTGGAGCGCCGACGGCTGCGCAATTTCGCAGAACTTTTAGGACGTCTATTCTCCTCGGACGAGGAGACGGGTAAACGATGAGCAGCTATTCCTTCAACTACTCCTTCAACATCATGGGCAACTGCGATGTTGTCGTGCAGGGCATCTCCCAGAACGTGGAGAAGCTCAACGACAACATCCGCAAGTCCGCGGGGTTGTGGGACAGCTTCGAAGGCAAGCTGCTCGCGTTGAACCAGTTCACGCAGTACGTCGAGGGCGTGGGCCGCACGATGCAGGAGACCCTGCAGCCAGGCGCCGCGCTCAACGCATCGCTGGCCGATCTTTCGGCCATATCGGGCGAAACAGGCGAGAGCCTCCGCCGGATCGAGGGGTATGCCCGCGAAACGGCCAAGACCTTCGGCGGCTCGGCAGCGCAATCGGTCGAGTCCTACAAGTTGCTGCTTTCGCAACTGTCTCCCGAGCTGGCGAAATACCCCGATGCGCTCCGCGCGATGGGCGACAATATTGCCGTCCTGAGCAAGACGATGGGCGGCGATGCCACGGCTGCCGCCGAGGTGCTGACCACGGCGATGAACCAGTACGGCATCTCGTTGGCCGACCCGATGGAGGCAGCACGCCGCATGGCCGAGATGATGAACGTCATGGCCGCCGCGGGCAAGGAGGGTTCCGCCGAACTTCCGGCCATCAAGGTGGCCCTCGAGCAATGCGGCATGGCAGCCAAAGGCGCCGGAGTGTCGTTCGAGGAGACCAACGCTGCGATCCAGGTGCTCGACAAGGCCGGAAAGAAAGGCGCCGAAGGCGGCGTCGCGCTGCGCAACGTCATGATGATCCTGAGCCGCGGGCGGTTCCTTCCGAAGGAGACGCTCAAAGAGCTGCAGGCCGCAGGGGTGGACGTCGGGCTGCTGACGGACAAGACGCGGACGCTGGCCGAGCGCCTTGAGCCGCTGAAAGTCGTCCTCAAGGATTCGGCGCTTTTCTCTCAGCTTTTCGGCATGGAGAACAGCAACGCGGCGATGGCTCTCGTGCAGGGTATCGACGAAATCCGCCGCTACGAAGGAGCCATCACCGGGACGAACACGGCCGTCGAGCAGGCCGGGATCATCATGGAGAGCTACAACGAACGGCTCTCGCGTGTCCGTGCACGGTTCGACGACCTTAAAATCTCGCTGTTCAACGCCTCGGGCGACTGGGGCATTTGGGTCGAGGTCGTCGTCAGCTCGCTCGTGCCGCTGGCACAGATCACGCCGCTACTCATCGGGATTGGTAAGGGTATCGCCTTTATCCGGACGTTGAATTTCGCGGGGATGTGGCGCAGCACGATCGGAGCCATGAGCGGCGCGATCTTCTCACTTCAGATGTATAACGGCTATTTGAGTATCGGCAAGGTTCAGGCGCTGGGATTCGGGAGGAACATCCTCCAGGCCACTGTCGCCGCAGTGCGGTTCGCTACCGTCGGACTTTGGTCGGGAATCAAGGCCCTCGGCGCGTATATCCTTTCGCTGGTAACAGGCGGTACGGCATCGGCGACATTCGCAGGGATCGCCTCTACGGGCTTTGCGACGTTCAAACTGGCGGCCGTAACGGCATGTCGGGCCGTGAGCGTTGCGATCATGAGCATCCCGCTCGTCGGCTGGATCGCAGCGGCAATCGCTGCGCTTGCGGCAATCGGCATTCATTTTTGGAATACTTCGGTCAAATTCCGCGCAACGCTCAAGGGGTTGTGGGCTTCGTTCAAAGCTGTATTTTCGGGTATTTGGGAGCTTGCGAAAAACGTTTTCGGCGGGATCGGCGACCTGATCGTCGCGGCGTTCAAGTTCGACGGCAAGGGCATCCGGGAGGCAATTCAGCGTATGAAGGGCGGATTTTCCCAGTTCGGGGCCGAGGTCGGTTCCGCCTTCACCAAAGCCTACGACGAGGAAATCGCCCGCTCGAAGGCCGAGGCCGCAGCCAAAGAAAAGGCATCTGCAGGAGAACCGTCCTCGGATGGTGTACTGCCGACGCCTGATCCGCTTGCCGCAGGGTTGCAGACCTTCGGAGCCACCGTTGCGGCCGCAGTGCCGAAGACCGACAAAATACGCAACATCACCGTACATATCGACAAACTGATCGACCGTTTCGAAATCCACACGACGAACTTGCGCGAGGATGTCGGCCGGGTGAAAGATATGATTACCGAGACCGTGGTAGCCGCCGTAAACGATATAAACTTTGCAGGATGATGGGAACGTTCCAACCGATAAGTTTTGCGTTCGTCGCCGCAGGTGTCGCACAACAGGCACGTCTGTCCTTGTGTAGATTCCAGCCATCGCAGGAAAATGCAAAAAAACCTTCATGGGAGGGACACGGCGGTGAAATCGCAGGAAAGGGACTCTCTTTACCGATTACCGAATCCAAATATTGGGAATCGCGTTATGCCCTGACTAAACTCGTATTGACCCGTGAAGATAAAAGCACGTTGGTCATCAACGACGCCACGGTGAACATCTCGCAGGAGAAACACATCATCCGCACGCAACTCGTGGGACTGGGCGGCACGATCAAGGAATACATCTGTCTGGGCGATTATTCGATATCGCTTTCAGTGGGTATCGTGGCCGTGCGCGACGGGGTGATCGTGGACGAATATCCCGAAGCGGGGATTAGGGAGGTAAAGAAGTTTCTCGACGAAAATCAAGCCGTGAAAGTATCGAGCACCTTCTTCGAGTTGTTCGGCATTTCGCGCATCGTAGTGTCGAGGTTCTCGCTCAATCAGGAAACATGGTCGAACCGCCAGACGATCGACGTGCGGGCCTTCTCCGATGAAGATTATGTAATCAAATGTACCGAGTATTAAACGCCGTTTAACCGTCATTCAAACGATGTTCAAACTGACCGCCAAAATCGAAATCAAAGGCACGGGCAAGAAGTGGGAGTTCGATAAGGTCGCCGAAGTGGAGATCACCCGCGACACGGACACGCTCACGGATACGTGCGTGCTGAAGCTCCCGAAGAAGGTGCGTTGGCAGAACGAAGAGTACATCCCGATCAAGCGAGGCGACGAAGTGACCGTATGGCTGGGATATGATGACGAACTGGAGCTTGCCTTTCGGGGATTCGTCACCACGATAGGGCTGAAAACCCCGATCGAAATTCATTGCGAAGATTATATGTTCCAACTCAAGCAGAAAGAGGCGAAAAAACTCACCTATAAGTCGGCCACGGTGGAACAGATACTCCGGGATCAAGAACTCGGCGTGCAGTTCAGGGTATTCGGCGAGCAGCACATCGGACAATACCGCGTGACAGCGAATACCGTGACTGAACTGCTCGGTCAGCTCAAGGATCAGGGCGGCATTCGCTCCTTCTTCCTCATCGAGAACGACACCCCCGTATTGTATTGCGGCGTGCTGTTCGAGCGGGAGGCGGCCTGCCGTCAGGTGTTCGCTACCGGAGTGAACCTGATCGACGACACACAACTCGACACACAGACAGCGGCAGACGTGAAGATCAAAGTGCGGGCCATATCCCTGCAACCGGACAACAAACGAATCCGTATCGACGTGGGGGATGCCGACGGAGAGAAGCGGACGCTGCACACCTACAACAAGACCGAGCAAGAACTCAAGGCATGGGCGGAACAGGAGCTTCGCCGCCTCAAACGCGATGGTCTTAAAGGAACCTTTACCACATTCGGGGCCGTGCTGATCGACAAACTCGACCATATCGGAATCAAGATCGATGGCGTGCGCCGTGGAATCTATCAAGTGCAGAAGAACGTGATCAAGTACGGAACCGGAGGATTCCGACAAGAAATAACCATAGGACAAAAAGTCGCAGAATGACACTCGCAGAAGCCATACGGAGGCTCGCCATGACGGGCTCCGAAATCTATTGTAAGGTTTGCACCGTGGATAGCGTGGACGAGAAGGCCCGCACGGTGGACTGCACGCCTCTCGACGAGAGCGCTCCGCTCGTGGGCGTGAACCTCCAGGCCAATCAGGAGGGGGATACGGGCGTCGTCTGTTTCCCGGCCGTCGGGAGCTACGTCATCGTGGCGTTCATCACCCCGGCCGTGGCGGCCGTGGTTCTGTGCGACAAGATCGACAAGGCCCAGCTCTCGATAGGCAAGACGCGGATCACCGTGGACGCCGAGGTGATGGACGCCTCCCTCGGCGACACCTCCTTCCGAATCACTCCCGAGGGGGTGCAGTTCAACGGCGGGAAGCTCGGGGGACTACTGAAAATCGAACAGCTCACGGAGAAGTTCAACGAGCTGATCCGGGCGTTCAACACCCATACGCATACGATACCCGTCGGAGGGGTACCCGTCACAGGAACCGCGGCGGCGCAGTCGAACTCCGCCCCGGTCGTGGTTCCGGCCGTCACTCAGGCTATGCCCGAGGTCAGGGCTTCGGACTACGAGGACGCGAAGGTAAAACATTGAGGCGATGCGAGGGATAATGATAGACCCCGAAACGGGCGACTTGATGGTCCGCAGCGGTGCGCTGGTCGTAGGTGATACGACGGCGCAGACGGCCGAAGCGGTGCTTCAGGCCATGCGTGGGGAGTTCAAGGAGTTCCCGCTGCTCGGAGCCGAAACCCTCAAGATGCTCGGCGGAACCTATAATCCGACGTGGACAGCAGATACAAAAGCGATGTTGCAGGTGTGCGGATTGTCCGTGTCGCGTGTCGAAGTCAAAGACGGATTGATAACGATAGAATAATAATGGCACGGATTACACCTCAAGACAGGCAAAGCCTGCTCGACATAGCGGTACAAACCAGCGGCGGCGTAGAGGCGGCCTTCGACCTCGCAGCGGCAAACGGCACGAGCATCTCCGAACCGCTGGCACCAGAGGCGTCTCTCGAAACGGTTCCGGCGGTCGATAATTCCGTACTGGCACGATATGAAGCGCAACACATCCGCCCGGCGACGGAGCTTTCCTCCGACGAGGTATCGATGGCGCCTTACGGCGGTATCGGATTTATGGGTATCGAGATAGACTTTATGGTACGATGAGAACGATCGAGGAAATCAAGGAAACGATCTGCGCGGATTTCATG